GATTCTTCTTACTAAAGGTAACGCTACACCTGCCCACTCTTCAGAACCTGAAGAAGTACCAGTACGAGTTGCCTCATCTAATAATTGTTTTGCTTGGTTTTCTAACATTACTGCCATACCATGCTTTGTTGTTTCAGTACCTGCGTTTTCTAACAAGCCTGTTTTTTCCCATTTAGCTTTCAAACCACGAGTTTGCTCAAGCATTACGCTTTGTGGGTTTGCGCCGTTCATTAATTTTTTTAAGTCCATTTTGGATTAATTTATTTTTTTGTTAATTACTTAATAATACCTGCTAATTTCTTAAATCTATCAGAAATTTGAGCCGATTCAGAAATTACTGTTCTAGCTACTGCTGGCTTTGTAGATTTAACTACTTTGCTAGCGATTCCTTCTTTGATTGTTTTCTTAGCGTTTTTGTTAGTTGAAGTGTATTTGAAGTTCTCTGCTAATGTAGAGAATACCAATTTAACCTCTCTTACTGATTTTGTTCTATCTAAAGTTTCGATAACTTTGATTTTTTGTTCATTAGTCATATTATGAGCTCTGAACAATTTGTTAGCGAATAATAATTTTGCGTTTAACAAATTAACTTCGTTGATAGTTCTTTGTAATGATTTGATAGTAGTGTACGCTTCTTCTAATTCAGCTTCTTTTTCTGCTTCATCAGCTTCGTCCATTTTCTCTTCATCACCTTTCATATCAGATTCCATTTCTCTTAAAATTTCTTCTAAGTCAACTTCGTCTGATTCTTCTTCAGCTTCGTTAGTTACAACTACTTTAGGTGTTTCTCCTTTGTCAGTACCTGCTTCAGAACCATCTGCTAAGTTTTCGTTAGCTGCGTATGGATTTTCTTCTTCAGATTCTTCTTCGGAAACCTCTTCGTCATCTCCTAATTGAGCTTCTAATTCTCTGATGATAGCTTCTAAGTCCATGTCATCTTCAGATTCTTCTTCAGAACCCATGCCATCCATGCCCATTGAATCATCACCCATTTCAGAATCCATGCCCATGTCATCCATGCCCATTTCATCTTCACCTTCTGCTTGTGCGAAAGGATTTTCTTCTTCAGAACCTTCTTCACCTTCTAATTCTGCTAATCTCGCTTTCAATTCTGCGATTTCTGCATCTTTTTCAGATGGGTCTGATTCCATACCCTCTTCTTCGTTGATGTCTGCTACTTTTTTGTAGTCGGCAACTTGTGCACCTGGCTCACCAGATGTTGTTTCAGTTGAACCGCCTTCAAATTCGGTATGTGCATCCAAAGTAGGATTAGATGTGCCTGAACCGATTCCTGTTGAATCTAATTCTTCATCTACTTGCTCTTCGTCGCCTTCCATTTCAGCTTCAGCTCTTAACTTTTGAGTTAACATAGACTGTAGTCTTGGTGTAAAGGCTTCTTCTAAAGCAAGCTTTGCGTTAGCTAATGCAGTTTCTTTAACCGCTTTAGCATCGGCGATTGCTTCTTTCAATAATTTTGAATTTGCCATTTTTAAATGATTTTTGTTCCTGTGAAGTTATTGTAATTTTGGAACTTCAATGATATTTTGCTGGTTGTTCGTTCACGCCTTATAGAGAAGGGTATTCATTAACCAACGAATTGTAATAAAAAAATCCTATATAAGATAGGATATTCAGAAATAAATATATAAATTTTTTAGAAAACTAAAGAAATTATTTGTTTTTATTAAAAAAATTTTGTAATTTCTCGTTATGTACTGCTTTTAACTTCTGAATTCTCTTAGTTACGGAAGGTTTTTCAAACTCTTTTCCATTTCTAAGTTGTTCTATTTGCTTAACACTTTTTACTTTATTTTTGTAAACTTTTAAAGCTCTTTCGATGTTTCCATCTTTTACATCAATAATCAACATAACTTTTATTGATGGTTTACTAATTTATATTTAGTTTTATATAAAAGTGATACTACTGTATCTATATCGTTTTGAATCCAACTATCTTGTAATTTTGGGTTTGTTCTCAATTTTGCAACTAAATTACATAAAGTTTCAAAATAATTAATAATATTTTTAATATCATTATTTTTATCCAATGTTCCAATTCCTGAAACTTGTATCAAACCTTCTTTACCTTGATATGCTTCAACTAACCCATCAATTAAATCAATGATTGAATCATAATATTCACCCAATGCTAAATGAGCAGAATGTGCTCCAACTCCCTTTACCCCCCAATGAAAAGAATGTGCTTGTGTTCTACTTTGTAATAATAATGATGCTAATTCTTCCATTTTATTTTATTTTGTATTGTTGCAAGATTTACATTCTTTTAATCCCAATCTATTTCTCATAACCTCTTCCGATACATCTGCTATTTCAAAATATCTATTTAATACGTGTCCCATATCTTCATATAGTGCTTCCATTCTTTGTTCTTGTGCCTTTGCTTCCATTGATTCCTTTTGGAACTTTTCATGCAATGCTTTCAATTCCTTCATATTACGTTTAATAGTAACTCTATCAAACCAATCACCACCTTCTCTCAAAGTATATTCTTGTGCTGCATCGGCTATACCACCCAATGTTTCAGCAATAGTTCTAATGTCGGATTTTCTATTCATTTGTTCACCGAATTGGCCGAACGTAGAAATTATTTCTAAGAAATGCTTTTTGATTTCGGTAGGAAGTTGTTGTAACTTATCTTCCTCATTTAGTAAATCTTTTAACTTTATCATATTATTTTTTTAATATATCGTTTTTCTTAATTTTCGTAATAGCTTGCATCAATTGAGATTTATCCATACCTAATGCATCAATTACTTTAGCAATTACCAATTGCTCTTTTTTCTTTGTTAAATTGTACCCTTTAATTTGAGTAATCAATTTACCCAAAAATCTATCTACTTGTGCCGGTAAATTCGCATCCATATCATCAATAGATTCTTTAACATTGATTTGTCTACCAGGTACTAAATTTATTAATTTTGCCATATTACTTTATTTTATTTTTTATACTCCACAAGGTGCAGTAGATATGATTTCACCTTTACTACCACTTACTTCAAATTTAACCGAACCATCTCCATCAATTCTATACCAACCATCAATTGCAGGATTCCATGCAGCTGAATTTTGATATAATTTATTACCAACTTCTATCCACGAACCACTTACAACATATTGTGTGATTGTATATGAACTAGCACATATATCTTCTTCAAGTAATTCTCTTGCTACTGTCAATTCGGTATGATTACCATTCGTAATATCAATACTCCAACCTCTTGCATTAAGAACAAAAAGTGATTCTCTTCCTATTTGTCCAGGTGTTGCGTTAGTTCCACCATCTAATTGAATATATCCGTTTGAAATACTACCACTAGCTAATTCTAAAAGAATATTATCTACTGCGGTTTGAGTTAATGCACAATTATTAAGTAATATTTCTGTTCCATTATCACTCAATGGTTGAGTTCTTGATATAATTACTTCGGTTAGTCCGGTGTTACCATTCATATCAAAACCTTCCAATGCAGGCAAGTTAGATAAATCTATCGAACCTACTAAATTAGATTGGTCAAAATCAAAGTATCGCAAAGAAGTACAATCTGATAAATCAGGAAATCCTGCTGAAAAATCATTATCATCTATATACAGAGATTGTAACGATGTACATCCACTTAAATTAATAGATGCTAAACAACTTGCACCACCCACAACTGCATCTTGGTCACTCACATCTACATAGGTAAGATTGGTTAATCCAGATAAATCAATTGATGTTAAAAAACTCCAATCTGCTCTAAAATCTTGTATATTTGTTAGGTTTTGTAAACCTGTTATTGATGTTAATCCTGCTCCCATATTATTTTTATTTTAATCGTCTCCTGTGAAATCTAATTCAGTTACTAAACTTATATCGTCAAAACACAATCTAGCAGTATATTCTGTATTTTCATCTGCGTAAGTATGGTCGATAGTTATACCACCATCTACTACATCAGTAACTTCCGTTCCATCACCCCATGTTATTGTATAGTTAGTAGGACCAGATGTTGTAATACCGATTTCCGAATAAGTTCCATTTTTTGTATTGTTTACGAATTCGATACATCCGGAAGGTAAATCACTTTGTTCTTCTTGTTGCATATGTCCACCACCACCACTACTTGCCGCAACTGCCATAGCTTCCGCTTGTGCCATAGCTGCTTCTTGTATCAAATGTATTGCAATCCTTTGTTCGGTTATTTCATTTAGGTATATTCTATATTGTCTTTCTACTTCGTGCGAAGGTAGCTTACTCATTTGTGGCAGATTTACCCATTGTTGCCAACTTATTTCATCAATCATAGTTATATAGTTAATTCAATTCAATTATAATTTCTCTCATCAAATCTTGTGAACGACACCACTTACCACACTCTTCTGCAACTTTAGCCCATTGCTTTGATTCATTCATAGGAGCCATAAATGCTCCATGCGTAGATGGGTTGGATACGAAATCCCAACCAACCAATTCAAAGTCTTCCTGGACCATTACAGTCCCGTCTGATAACTCTTTTACCGAACCCAGCCCTCTCGATGAAATACCTAAACGAATATTATTTTTTAATAGTTCTCTAAGAATATTTCCAGATGGTGTTGAAAGTATTTCTACTATACCAACCACATCATCCCCATCCCAACCTATTTCTCTAATGTTATGAGATACGTTTTTTAAATTGATAACCGGAGAATCTGGATGGTCTAATTCGCCCAATGCTCTACGTTCTTTAATAAGTTGCTCGTATTTCTTACACTCCCTTTCTAAGATTTCTTTAGGATATCTTCTATGATTTTGATTTGGAGCGCCTGCTCTTTGTAGGATTCCCTTAACTAAATAAGTTCCGTTATCCTGCTCAACGAGTTTTGCTTCAAACAAATGGGTCTCTATTAATAATCCTTTATTCATTTATTTTATATCTTTTTTTACCTTTTCTGCTGCTCTACCAGTTAATCCTTTATCTTCCCAAGCTTTTACTAAAGCCGTTTTTAAATAATTTTTTAACTCCGTTTCATCTAACTCACCATTTGTACTATCCACCATTTTAATTATTAGCGTTTGTACATATCCCATTCTCACTATTTTATCTGCAACTCCATTAGTTATTCCATCGTTACTATCCATTAATTTAGCTATATCATTCATAGCTTGTTTATTATTGGATATTGATTCTAATATTTTAGCAACAGCTTTTTTATATTCGTTGTTACCATTTATATAGTTTCCTACCTTCTTAGCCAATTCATAAATAAAATAGATAACTACTTTACCTAATATAGCTATGGTTATAGTTGCAAGGATTCCTTCTATTACACCCTCACTAACTACTTTTTTTTTTTAACTCCTTCGTTTTTAGCTCTCAATGCTGCTAAATCCGAACCTTCAATCTCACCATCACCATCGGTATCAATTTTCTTTTGACCCGCAGTTAATTCAGCTTCATTATATCCTCTCAATTTTCCTTCCGATTTTGCTTTGTAGGCAGTATCTACGGCGTTGAAGAATTTCTTCTTTTCATCATCAGACATATCAGTAATTGATTTACCACATTTATCTAACATATGTTTAAACAATTGTTGATAATCATTTTCTTCCTTTACTACTTGCTTAACAAGTTCTTTTAATTGAGCTATTTTCATTATTCTGAAATTTGTCTTATTTTTTGGTCTAATTTTAGTAATCGTTCCTTTATACTATAAATATGACTATTTGTTCTTTTCCAATAACTTTTATTATCTACCCCACTTTCGTTCTTAATTTTACCATACCAATTAAGAAATCTTTCCATTTCTGCCAATTGTTTATTGATGTTGGATATACCTCTACCAATTTTAGATTGTGCGGTTGATTCATCTTTTTTCAATTCTAACCAACGATTTTCGTTTACCGATTCTCTTATTGGATTCATTTTTTCATCCGATACCCAATATGCTGTTCCGCCACCAATTGAATGCTTAAACATCTTTTCCATCTTTTCAGCATATTCTTTGGCATCTTTATATGAATTAAATACTTTTGGTTTATCGGTTGTCTTAAATGCCTTTTTATCAAATTCTTTTTCCAACCCTTTACCTTGTCCTCTACCTTTATTGTAGGTTATATAGTATTTACCTTCTTTTACTACACTATATCCGGTTAAATCAGCTTGCTTTTTACCTTTAGTTTTTTCATCATCTTTACCACTAAATGCAAATGGTGTGCTATATCCTTCTACACCACCGGTTGTATTCATTTCATCTACTTTCAATTCTGCATCTTTGTACATACCACTAACCTTTGCATCTAACTCTGCTGAAAGTTTTTTCTTTTGTGCAGTTAGTGCTTTAAGTTTTTGTACATATTGTTTTTCTTGTGGAGTTCCCTTAGATTGTTTGTATCCTTCTAAGTTTTGCTGAATAGCATCTAATGTTTTAGCATAATCAGTTTGAATGGCTCTAACTGAACGTAATTCAGCTAATACCATTTCTTTTATTTTATCGGGAAGTCCTTTATGTGAAGTTGATGCAAAATCCTTAGCATCTTTATCATTCATATCTTTGGATACCCTTGCTACTTCCGGTGATGCAGGAGTTTCTCCCTTATCAGCGGCATGTACCATACCCATAAATCGTTGCTGTGCTTTAGATTGTGCTGGCATCGTTAATTAATTTATGATAACATGTATAAAGAACCTGCTGTAATTGTTAATAATTTTGGGTAGCAAGGAAATATTTGATGATTATCCAATGATGCTAAATTTATATTTCCACCACCTTCTAATGTTAAACTTCCACTAACATTACCTTCGCCTTTCATAATTCCCCATACTCTTGGATAAGTTGAACCTTCTCCTAATGCAGTCGAACCACTACTTGCTAAATCTACTTTATATGTTCTATAATTTATCATTTTTTATTTATTTAAACTTTCTTTTAATTCTTTTAATAATTCGTAACTCATCATTAATGCAGATAAATGAGATTCTCTTAATCTCTTAACTGATTTAATTTTCTTAATATTAGAAATTGTTTCAGCTAATTTAATTTTTGTTACTTTATCAGAAATTTTAGAACCAACTTCTTTTAATCCATCCGATAGAGTATTGACCTCTTCATTAACATATTCTTTTAATTTACCCGTATTATTAATATTATTAATATACTCTTTAAGTAAATTCTTTTGTCCAGCTGATAAGTTATTGTATTTTTTATTAAAATTTTCTACTAACATTTTGTATGATAGCATTCTAACTTCCTCATCTTGCTTTTTGTATTCTTCAAAAACTCTATTATTTAGTTTTTTATCTTTATTTTCAATTGAAGAGTTAATCATATTCTCAACAATAGTAAATTTAGAATTAACAATATCCTTTGGTTCGAATGATTCTTTTGTAATAGTTGCTTCAAATACTTTATAAATAGAAGCTAAGTTTTTATAATTTGAAATTGAAGATTTAGTAAACTCATCTATATCATAAGCTTCTTTTATTTCTTTTATTAAATTATACTTTTCCTTCATAAGCTTTTGCTCATCTAATCTCTTACGGGCTTCACATACGGTTTCAACAAATTTTTCAGCTTTGTTTTCTGAATTATATTTTTCATTAATCAAATACTGATATAATTTCAATTCCTTTGAAAGTTCTTTTTTACCGGAAAAATATTCTTGTAATATCTTTTCAGCTTTTGAATTTTGTTTGCCAGACATGATTTCGGATGTAATCTGTCTAACTAGCAATTCAAAAATGAATCCTGTGTTTTTAAATTTCGAGTGCTTAATATTTTTCATTAATTGTTTAATTTCTCTGATATAAATATACGTTTATTGTGGATTATTACTTTTTATCCAAATCTTCCATTAAAATAGTCTTTTTGTTACCCAACATATCTTTAAATATTTCCTTAGATTCTCTTTGAGTTTTTTGCTTTAAAGTTTTAATTCCTAACGGGTCTCTTCCTAAATGGTGGTCATCTTTACCATATCTAACAACATCCTTCGGTCTACCAACTTTTCCCTCTTCCTCTAATTCTTCTTTTATTTTTTGGATTTCTTCTTCCACATTAGTTGGTTCTCCAGCTCCGGTCTCTTTTGCCGGGTCAACTCCTTGCGTTTCAATTGAAGTTAAACGGAATGTTTGTTTAGTATCCTCAATAACATCTACTGTTAATTCATCTTGCTCTTCAGGTGTCATATCCATAATAGCATCATACATCCATTTTTTAGAGAACATTTTAGTTTGTTGCATTTGTTGAATTAATGCTATTTTAGATGTATATAATTCAACTTTCTCTTGCTCATAGATTTTAGATGGTATTGTTAATTCTAATTGGAAATCCAATTCATCCTCACTATCTAATCCTTGTGCATATAAGTGAACAATTGCTATCTTAGTTAATTCCGATACTAATACTTTCTGAATTCTTTCTATTGTTTTTGCAAAACGAATATCCTGTGCCGCCAATGTAGCCTTTCCACTAACATCTTCTTCGTATCCTAAAAATGCTTTTGGTATTTTCAATGCTGCCATCATTTTACCCTTTAAGTAATTGATGTCATCAATCATATTATACTCTAATCCTTTTAGGGTATCAATTGAAGTACCATTATCACTACCACGAACTGGCATATAATAATCTTCAATTAGATTTTGAATATTGTATTTTAAGTTATATTCACCCGTAGCTTGGTCTAAGAAAGGAACTTTTTTAGATGAATTGATAATTTTTTGCATGTAGTTATCAACTTCAGTTGGTGGAATATTACCAACATCTACTTTAAAGATTCTTTTTTCAGGTGCTCTCATAATACGATGGATTAACATCGCATCTTCCATCAAAGTTAATTGCTTCCAAACTCGTCTACCACCTTCAAGCATTGATTTACCATATGGTAAGAAATTTGAATCTGAATACAAACGGAAGTGAGCTATTTCATAATTTTCAAATTCTCTTTTAGAACTAGCGGTTACTACTGCACTATTTGGATTCTGATATGGCGCATATACGAATTTAACTCTTTGAGGATTTTGTGCATCAAATGCTTCAACTCTGGAAGTTTCATATACCGATAAAGGTTGTACGCCCACAATACCCAATTCTTCAGCTATTTCTAAATTTAAAAAGAAATCTCCATATTTTACTAAATTTCTGGACCAAGGCCATAAATTAAATTCAATATTTAAAATATCATAAAAAAGATTTCTAAGAATCTCTTTTGTATTTTCGTTTGCGCAATTTATTTTAAGTACATCTCCTAATTCATTCTTTACAGTGGCTTCATCTGCGTAAATATCTAATGCTGATGATAAAATTGGGTCATTATCCATTCCATCGTAATCTCTAAACAAATCAATTCTAACTTGCTGATAAGCCATTGCCGATTCTATCAAACCACCACTATATTGTGGAGTTTTCATACGAGTGTATCTATCTATTAGATTCGTTGTTAATCCTTGATATTCATCGGTATCGATTACTTTGATACCTTGTTTTGTTTTACGGACTATTGTA